ATGGACGAAAAAATCGATCGGGATATGCTGTAATATGCATTCTGCATATATAACACGCTATATATTTGTATATTATGCCCATTGATATATAGCATGCTATATAGTATAATAAAGATAGTTAAGAGAGGCAAGGCCTTAACGAATATAAGGAGGAAGGAAATTGAGTGAAGATATGAGTGTGTTCAAGAGTTACCTAAGAAGGCTGTTACAGGATTTGAAGGATTTGAAAGAAGCGCTGAAAAGCAAAGAATATGAGAAAGCCGAAGTCATGGTTGATAAACTCATAGACGATACCCAAAAAGGTATCGAGGACAATTAATAAAGTCCCATACCGGGACGGACAATGAACAAGGGAGGGCGGGCTTGCCACCGCTCCCCCATTCAAAATTAGTATATCATATCAAGTATCCAAATGCAATGTCATTGCTTAACGCAATGTGGATTGAAATCATATTCTTTTTGTTTATCGAATAGCGGGCCTTATGCGGTCCGCTATTATTATGCTCTACTCCCCTAATCCCGGATACCGCAGCGCGCCGTCCTTATCCGGCGTAAGCGTCACCGGCTCGGTGATCATCCGGCCCTCATCATCCAGGACGTACCACTTGCCGTCCAGCGTCAGGCGGCCCGTACACATGGCCCCATCTCCGCCCAGGTAATACCAGTGATCCTTGTACCAATACCATGTGTCGTGCACCATCCGGCCGGAGCCGTCAAACCAATACCACTTGCCGTTGGTGTCCTGATACCAAGCGTTGCGGACATAGAACCCATCCGTCCCCAAATAGTAGCGCCAGCCGTCCTCCTCCTGGTGCCATCCGGGGATGTATGCGGGCTGCACCGGCTCCGCGTCGTCCAGGATGTACCGGCGGACGCATACAAGGCCCTTGCGCCACCCGCCAGGGGCCAGGGTATTGTATCGGCTGCGGCAGTACGCCGCCATATCCTTGTAGGATGGCCATCCACTGCCGTGACCGCATAAGATCACATGGTCACCATCTATGCTGTGTACCATCTCAACGTGTCCGATCCGTTCGGGGCGGCTGGCGTCGTTACCCGCAAATTCTAGCATATCTCCCACCCGCAGTGTCGCAGCGTCCGGGACTCCGTCGGTGATAGCCACATCCACCATTGTCAGCTTATCGGAATGATAGATTCCGGCGGTATTCAGATTGCCGAACCCCTCCCCCACCTCGTCGTAGGTTAGGCAGATGGAGCTACTGCAATCACTGTAGTAATACCCATCATCGTACTTCCGATAGCAATAATCTCTCAACGGCTGGCTGTACAGGTTCCGGCCGATCAGTGTCCCATACTTGGCGGCCACTGCCGCCCGTCTTTCATGTGCTGTCAATATGTACCTCCTTAATCTGTATAAGCTAATTCCTCTAACATGTTTTCTCTCTCGCTTAATCTATCTACGATTCGCTGCTCGCGTTCTGATAGCATGAATACATACGGCGATTGTTTTAGCTTCTCTGTATTCAATTTTGTGCGTTTAATATCCGCCATTTTATGGCTTATAAGTAGTCCACCTCCATATATTGACTTCTTTATATTTTTCTGAGCGTCAAGAATTCTCACGTGTTCCACTTCATGTACTCCATAGTTGATCCCTGCTTTACACAATTTTTCCAAGTCGTTTACGGTTAGCAATTCATTTGGGTATTGAAAACTGGGTAGAGTAGTATTCTTTCCAACTCTGCTAGCTTCTTTCAACTCCCCATAAAGTTTAGGGGCCGTTTCTGCCCGGCATTCCCCGAAGCTTGTCATGAACGATGTTGCTATTTTGGCTCCGTTTTCGTATGTGATTTCCATTCCTGATCGAAAAGTTTGTGAGATGCGGGGCGAAAAGAAAGAAATCTATTCCTCGTTCCGTGTAATCTCGGCAAATTTTGGAAATAATTGAAAATGGTGGATTATCAATTACTACGCATCCATCTTGATAGTCATAGGATTCATAATCTCCACCCGGCCAAAATGGCCGCACAATTTTGCGTCCATAAAGTCCATATCGCTCTATCGCATACCGCTTAACTATCTCGTATATTTCTGGTGGCGTGTAGCAATCATCCGTGGTTTTCTTGCTCTTAAATTTTTCGACAAATTCCTCATAAGTTGCTTTTTTCTGTCTACAAGCTGTCATTGTTTTTGATTCTCCAAATTACATGCTGCCCCGAATTAGGGCAGCATGTTGTACCGGTGCAACTAGCGCGATATTGTCACGGCTCAAAATGTAATTACATTCATCCCGGGGCCATGCTCCGGGTCCTGATCGCTGTTATGGCGCGGCCGGGGCTTCACCGGCGGCATGACCGGCTTGTCCGCGCTGCCGTCATTGGGGTTCGGGTCATGGGCGCGGGAGTCCTCCTGGCCGGTGGCTGGACCGTAGGGGGTAGTGTGGCCGCAGTATGTAGCCGGTCCCTTCCCGCCGGGATGGCCGTTGATGTGGTCGTTGAGCTCCTCTGGTGTCATGTTGTTGGTGTTGATTTCGGGCATAATTTTACCTTCCTTTCCTAATTCGTCTTTTCAGTTTCTGCATTTATAAGTTTCTGTGTTACGGCCAGGCCCTTGATGAGGAACTCCGGCACATTGTAACCACACTCCACCAGATTCTCCAAAACACTGCGGATCTCGTTCACCAGCAGACACGCCAGCGTAAACCACCCAAACAGCAATAGAAAATCCAGATTGATTCCCAGGATATCATGTCCCAGGCTGATAAACATTTTCGGCATCAAAAAAGCTATCAGAATGATGATCCAGTAGCCCATCTTTTTCAGTATGCCTTTCAACCCCGTCTTGCTCGATTCCTTCCCCAACTTTCTGGCCTTATACCAGCCCGTGAGCCAGTCCAAGGCATTGGAGAGCAGGTAGCCTGCAAAAATATACCAATAGGGTCCCAGGATTGCCACCAGGACCGTCACAATGGCACCGTACGCCGCGTTGCATTTGTCCAAAAATTTCATTTCTTTTTACCTCGCCTTTTCTTTAATATAATTTCAACAGTACAATTCCGGATCCCCCAATCCCTTCCGCTGTACTGTAGTATCCGGCCCCACCGGCCCCACCTCCAGTATTGGTTGTGCCATTTCTTTGATAGGTAGCTCCGGATATTCCACTTCCGCCAGTTCCGCCTCCTCCGGCTCCCCCGGCTCCTCCGGCATAGTAACGCAATTCACTGCCTCCACCTCCTCCTCCAGCATACAATGTCCCAGTTGAGATTCCCCATGCTCTGGTCGTCGTTCCCTGCCCTTTTGCGGTATAATTAGTATTCAGCGGGTACCCGTCGCCTCCGTCACTTCCTCCTGGATATCCCTCCAGATGATCCGCCTTGTCAGTATATGGGCCAAATTGCCCGCCCCCGGAACCACCAGCATTGCCGGTATCGTATGAATTTTTACCATATGATCCGCCGTCGGCCGAGCACAAAACAGCACCACTCATTGTAACACTTGTAGCTCCGCCATTTGCGTTATTGACTCCGCCGGCACCTATGGTCATATTAAGCACTTGCCCTGAGGACACGGCGATAGATTTTACTGTTTTGGTGTACCCGCCAGATCCCCCATAACTGCCCCCATGATTATATGTATTTACGGCCCCACCGCCGCCGCCAACTGCGAACAAATCGGCCTTGGTATATCCTGCCGGAATCGTATAAGATCCTGATGCGGTGAAGGTCTTATTGAGCACTGCTGAGGTAGTCACGGTCGCATTGATCACCGCGCCGGTCATTTCCCCGGCACTGCATGTCACATACGGGTAGATACTCAGATAATACTTCGTACTTAATGCTGGAAGGTCCAGGTAAGCTTGTGACTGCCCTTCCGATACTGTATTATTCCCGGCCCCCTTATAGATCTGGGTTCCGCCGGTCTTACCAGGATTTCCGCTCGTGCTATAGCGGATATACACCCCGCTATAAGGTTTTCCGCTCGCCGTCTTGGGATTCTGCCATTTTACCAATACGCGCCGCCCGGAATACGGCGCGCAGCTAAAAGACAGTAGACTATTGACCGTCATTGTCCCCGTTTGTTTGTCTTTGGGGTCCGTTGCATAAAATGTTTCCCCAGCCAGTACATGTGCCGCCTGGGCGTTCCCGGTCAGCTCTAATGTTCCAGGGAGCGGATCATCCTGGCCCTGTAAGTATGCTGTTTTTCCTTTGATTAAATCGCTCTGGGTTGCGGTAACATCTTCAAGAGATATGCCCCCCCCCCCACTATTATCATTTTACCCATCAACACATCCTCCCTTTAATTCTGCCAGCACTTCCGCCTGCTCCTTTTCGGTCAGTTTGACGTAGTCCTTCACTGCTTCTGCCGGATCCTCCCCGTTCTGTTTGCGGATCCGCAGCGCCCGGATGATGATGTTCCTCTGGATCTTACTCAGCATACACTTCTCCTCCAATCATTTCCGCCATTGCTAACGTGAGTTCGTTGCTCTCTGCTTTCAGCTGCGCGTTTTCCGCCTGCAGCGCGTTGATCTTATCCTGCTCCGTCGGGATGTACTCGGCTTCCGTCTCTGTCCCGTCCTCGGCCACAGTCCAAAATCTGCCGTCATGGAACCGGTCCACTCCCCCGGGCCTGACCGCATAACGGTATTCCGCTGCGAACGCCTGATCCCCGTATACCGCCCGGGTGATCCGGTTCGCGTCCTCATAGTTCTCGAACATCGCAATGTTCTGTACGGCTCCGTCGCCGTCCACCTGTATGTATGCATAGCTTATTTCTGCCATTTTCGACACCTCCATTAATATAATTTCATTAATACGACTCCAGAACCACCATTTCCGCCTAGGTTTGTATTGCCTGATTCCGATGACAGATAGTAGGAGCCAGCACCGCCGCCACCTCCGCCGGTTCCTGCCTGGCCCGACCTGCCTCCAGTTCCTGCCTGCCCTGCCGAACCACCAGCGCCTCCGCCCCCAGACCCACCCGCTCCAGCTACTCCCTGATAGGAAGCGCCATAATAATAGCCGCCTCCGCCTCCACCACCAGAGTACATCGTGCCTGATCCCCAGGCTCTCGTAGTGGTTCCCTGCCCTGATCCCCCGGATGACCCGCCTGATATGCTGTCACCGGCAGAACCATTTGATCCGCCAGCCGCTCCGTTTATATTATATCTATCGCCAGAACCACCAGCTCCTCCTCCTGATCCGCCGCGCATTCCCACGCTTATGGAATTCGAACTATCTTCCCCACCATTCGCTGTAATTAGTCGCTCACTGGCACGGTTTACATATGAAGCGCCACCTCTTCGTGGTCCGCCAACAACGCCGGAACCACCAGATCCGATAATTACGCTGAGCGACTGACCGGCTGTAACTGAAATATTCGCGACTGTTTTTGTATATCCGCCACCTCCACCTCCTGATCCGATTGTGCGGCTAAAACCATGAAGTCCGGCACTGCCTCCACCTACCGCAAACAGATCCATTTTTGTATATCCCGCAGGGATTGTATAACTGCCGGAGGCTGTAAACGTTTTGTTGAGCTCACCCGATGTCTTACAGGTTACATTTCTTACCACACCATTAATTTCCCCCTCCCCTATTGTTACATAGGGGTAACAGCTAAAATAATAGGTTGTGTTAAGGGACGGCATGTCAAGGTACGCCTGCGACCAGGCTCCGGCCGCCGTGTTATTCCCGGCCCCCTTGTAAATCTGTGTCCCGCCGGTTGTCCCAGGATATCCGCTGGTGGAATACCGGATGATCACGCCGCTGAATGGTTTCCCTGCCGCCTGATTCGGGTTCTGCCATTTCGCTAATACGCGGCGTCCTGAATAGGCGGCAACGCTAAAAGACAGCAGGCTGTTGACCGTCATGGTGCCAGTCAGCTTGGTCTTATAGTTATTAGTGTAGAACGTCTCCCCGGCCAGCACATGACCTGCCTGGGCGTTTCCTGTAAGCGCCATAGTACCCACTCCGGCCTCGTCATTGCTATCGGCTGCCACGGCCTTAAGGCCTTTTGGAATATCAGCCAGCCGGGCCGTGCACTCGTCCGATCCGGTCCCGCCGGCGCCGCCGTTGATAATCATCTTACTCACTCGCGCTCACCCCTTTCAGAAGTACAGGAAAATCAGCCGTCGGCTTCTTGACACCGCAGTAGAACGTGGCATATCCGTCCTCGGTATCCCCGTCCGTGATCATCCCAGTAAATTTCTGCCGCAGCTTCACCGCGTCCACCGCCAGGTCTTTGGGCGTGTACGGGTGCAGTTCCGGGTTGTCGGTCGCCAGAATCCCTGGCACCGCCACCCGCTGGGTATATGGCGCAGCTGCGGACCAACCGGCTTCCGGCAGGTTGACCACAGCAGTCCGTTCCTGACGCGCCACCTGTGCCTTCAAATAGTTATCATTGTCCAGCAGGATCTGATACCGTGGGTTGAACGTGTCCGGCGCAGCTCTGTCCTGGGCCGTGATCTGCTCCATGGTATCCGCAAACTGCGGCTTTTCTGTAATCGGAAAATTCGCCATCTCCGCTCCTCCTTAAAATATTTCATCCATATCGAAAATAAATTCCATGTCGTCGTCCTTGCCCTTGGGAAGAAACGTCTTGTAGGCAACCAGATCCCCATCCGCGTCAAACAGCCCCTGCTCGGAAATGTTTTGGTTCGCCAACTCCGCCTTGGAAAGCCGTAATGCATACCGACAGGTTGTCTCCTTCTCATTGGTATAGCTGTGGCCGTCAACATCCTTTTTCAGCAGCTCCGTTTTCAGCGCCGTCTCCGCCCCGGTTGTCTCGATTACATTTCCATCCGCGTCCACGCCTCCGCTGCCGAAAGCCATCTGTGTGATCGCAGGTAATGTCTGATCACCCGAGTGGGCCCTGCACAGCTTCTTACGTCCGATCTCCGTGATTACTCCTTGTGCCATGTGTTCTTACCTTCCTTTCTATAGGTCGTATTCAAATATTTCCGCATCTAAAAAGCTTGATCCGTCCAGTAGTACCGACCCATCCAGATACCATAGATTATTTTCTACCCGCAGATGGCAGTCGATCTCTTTTTCCACCGGCTGTGTCCACGCCAGTCCCATTCGGCCTTCGGCCTTCGGCTTCCCGGTTGCAGTGCTGCCGATCCGCAGATCTGTTTTTGCCTCGCGCCTTACGCTCACGGCTGCTCTGCATCCGGATACTCCCATAATTTTTACCGGAACCGGCCATTCGCTTTGCATTTCCGCCCTGAGTGGGTACGGGTCAAGGTTTACCGTTTTGTACCCATTCAATTTGTACGATCCGTCCAGGATCCACGAACCGTCTAACAGCAAAAAGGCACGGTTGTTCCGGGCGAAATAGTCCGATCTTATTTGCAACTGGTTGTTGTATTCTATGTCCTCTAATATTTCGGTTGTAAGAATGAACGCAAAGCTTTCCAAGAATGACCTGGCGTTTTTATACGCATTCAGCTGTTGCTTTATTTCCGTTCCGTATCCCGGTTTTATGGCCCTGTCCTCGTAGGCCCTGGCGTATGCCTTAAAGTGATACGGGCTCCCACTGTATTCAAACCATTCCTCGATATATCCTCCGGCAAGAACGGTCTTTAAGAACTCGTCCAAAACCGATGGGGTTCCCGCACGCATATACCAAGCCAGCGTTTTCATGATTAGGCGTTCTTTCGTTTTTCGTGGAAGTGACTGCGAATAATATTGCGTGTTGGCTTCCACGGCCATTAGGTCCAGCACCGGTTCTGGAACTTGTTCGATTTCAGCGTATAAGTGCGATGTGCGCGAGAACTGCCAAAATCTCCGCATTGCCTCTCCTATCGCAAAGCTTACGGCCTGGGTTTCCGGAGTTGAGAGATTGTACGGTAGAATGTCCTTGATCTCTCCGGCACGAAAATCAATCATCTCTGATACCCCCGTATGTAATTACCGATTCCCTTGCTATCGCAATCTGTGAGTCTGTCAATTCTGTATATTCTGGCTTTTTGATATCTGCCGACTGTGCCCCAGCCTTTACCAGCTCATAAACGAGCTGTGATGGGGTTATGTCTCGTCCGATTTTTCGTTGCCATGCAATAAAATTTTCGCAAGCGGTTTTGACTGCCGCCTGTATTGTTTCAACCATGTCTTGATCTGACTTCCGGATATAATACACAAATTCTATGTCGTAGGATACGGATTCCGGTTTTTTCACTACGACGTGATCCGTCAGCGGGCGCCTTTCTCCGCTCTGCATGTACGCCTCCAGCTGCGCCATAAAATCATCTGTTGGTAGCTGTCCGTCAACCATCACGTAGATATCTACCTCTCCCGGCACCTCTGATATCACCTTGCTCTCTCCAATGGCCGGGCTGAATGTCTTAACCCAATATTCGTAAGCCAATTTGGGGCCTGCTGTGGAATAACTGGACGGCGCCAAGTAAATTCTCTCTGCCAATTCATCGTCCGTTTCCCGGTCGGCTCCTCCGGATGTCGGCGCGGTATTTTCTACGCTTAATGTATACGGCAGTGGATCCACCATGGTTCGGATATCTCCAGTCAAAAAACCGTTCCCTATGCTCCCTGGTGTCTGGCATTTTGCCGGAATATCAACATAATCCATTCCGGCCGGAATCTCTCCTCGCTCCGTTGTCTCAAAATAGAGATCTTGCCCTTTAACTCGTGTTCCCGGCGGAATGGTTGCTACCCTGTTGAGTAAGGCCGCTAGCGTAAAGCGCAGCGTTGTCCTGGCCGGCTCGGATTCGTTCCTTGTTACGCCTTTTAGAGCCGCTAGATTGTCCAAAAATTCTCCGGTGCTATACTTTAGCAACCCCATTTTTCCGGCCCTGTCCTCGTACTGGTATCCCTGATATATGGCTACAGCGCAGGCGTATAGGATCAAGCGGTAAGGGTCTGCCTGTGCAAGCGAAATCTCATTTCCGGTTAATTCCCGATATCGCTTCTCATAATCGCTGATCATTTTTTCTTTCAGCTCCTCAAAGCTGGTCTCTTCGATAAAACTGATCTCCGGATAGTTTTTTATCCTCGTTACAGACATTAGTCCTCCCTCCGTGTAAAATATATGTGTGGAATCATGCATCCCTGTGTGTGCTCGAATTTAATATCTTCTATCTCCACTCTGGGTTCATACTGTTCCACCTTGCGCATTGCTTCCAGATAGAATAAGCTTTCCGCGACCTCCGGCACTTCGTCCAGGCATCCCCAATCAATCCCGAAATCCCGGTCTGCCGGCTGGCTTCCTTTCCTTGTCGAGAAAAGCGTCGATAGTGTCCTGCTTAATTCCGCTTCATTCTCCACGTTTTCGATTGTGATTCTATACTGTTTATTTTCCATACCGGCCTCATACATATTCTTGCAACGTCAGCGTGACTGTGGCCTTGAAGATTTCTCCTCCTCGCAAAATCACGTCATAGACTTCTGAGCATTTTGTTATGACCCACTTATTTTTCCCAACCATCCGCTTCCCCAGAACTAGTTCGTGGGCCTCTGATCCCTCGGCCATACGGTCCAGTGTCCGCAGGAGTGATTTTGGCTTTACCCCAAGGCTGGCATCTAGCACGATTTCCATTGATGCAGTCTGCAGCTTTGGTCCTCCGTACTCAACCATCGGTTTCGTTGCGATCCGATCCATCGTGTTCCATTCGGTCGAAATCTCCCGCTTCAGTTTTTTTATGGTTAAGGTGCGACTATCTGATACCCTGAATCGGATATCTCCCAATAGACCAATCAAGATCCTCCCTCCTCCAACTTTTGGATGCGCTCTTTCATGCCAATTATCTCGGACAGCGTGATGGTGCCTGCCGATCCCTCGAAACGGATGTCTGACGCGTGTATGATATAGGTCCCCCCCTGCGTCGCTGTGTAGATTTGTTGGTTGATCTGTTTTTGATACTCTGCTCCTTGCGGCGGCGGATCTGCTGTCCCCCAAAAGTTTCCCATCACCACTGCGGTACTGCTATCATTCGACGCATGCAGCACGAGCACCTGTGCTCCGACATTCGGCCGCGAATACTCTCCGTTTCCCGCGAAAAGATGGAGCGGCGCAGTGGTTTCATCCCGATCCTGATAGTATACCCTGACATATCCATTGGCCTCCAATGACGATATTGTGCCGATTCTGACGCTGTCTCCCATGATTTAGACCTCCTTTAAGGTATTTTGATCGACTGACCCGGGAAGATCCAGTACCCTCCATTCGATCCGCTCTTGCCGTTCTTTTTCGCTGCACGCTCAATCTCTTCTTTGTTCGCCTCATAGATTGCTGTGCATTTTGTAGGGTCTCCGTAATATTGTTGTGCCAGGTTCCATAGGGTGTCCCCCTTTTTTATGATATAGGTTTCTCCGTGCCGTTCGTTCTTTGCGGTCTCCGCGTTCTGTTCCGTGTTTGTCTGGATTCCCGATTCCGGGATGCGGCTGAGGCTTACCTGCATGTTGTATCCGTTTTTCTTTATCTGGTGCGATACCTTTTGGATGAAATATTTCCCATCCATTTTCCCGAATCCAGAAATCTCAACGTTTTCCGTTGCAACAAGTGATAGCTTTGGCGGCAGTTGAATCTGCATGGTTGTCTCTTTGCGATTGGCTTTTAAGATTGCTCCCTCTCCGATCCGCCTGGCGTCTGCCTCGCTGTCTGCCTTCTGCGTGGTCTTATATAGTCGCTCTTCCGACCCTATTACAACGCTCACGGACTTCTTTGTGCCCGGATCCGTGTAGCTAACCTTGGCCCCCGTATATGTGCCCTGCATGGTGCTCCTGTAGCCCCAGTTTGAGACCATGGATGGCGTCAATGTCATGATTGCGGGCTTGCTGTAGTATTGCCTGTAGTCCCATATCACAAGTCTGTTTGCGTATACTTTTAGCCCGAGTCCGTATTTTTCGCACAGGGCTTTTAGGAATTCACTGTCCGTCCGTTCGTTCTGCTCTGTTTTGGCGACTGGTATTTCATCTGCATCGTAGACGATTTCTAGGCCGTACTTTCCGGCCAGTTCCGCGGCGATCACTTGGATTGTAGCGGCCTCCCAGGTCCGTGAATTTCCCGATTCTTTGAAGTTCGTATTGACCGGTGCTGATACTCCATTGATGCTCCCTGTCAGCGGTGGTGCCGAAAATGAAAAGTCATCTACCACAAAGGATCCGCAGTTAAATGTCATTTTCTCGTTTTCGTAATTCCAATTTTCAAGTATGATCGCTGGCATGATGACGTCCCCTTTTTTCGGGATCCATGCCCCCGCCCATTTCAGGTCCCGATCAATCACTGACAGCGTAATCTTGTCCGACTCATCGACAGCATCGGTGTAAGAAAATTGTTCGATGTGCGGAGATAGATCTTTCCATGCTTCTACTCCGTTGTAGACAATGCTCAGTGATTTTTTTCGCGTGGCGCTCATGTTTTCTCCTTTCTCCATGGCGGCAAATCGGTTCCAGTATTCTCTGGTAACTCCGGCGTATTGACCTTCACTCCGGCCGGGAAAACAAAATAGTCAAGTAGGGGGAAATTATGTTGCATCAAATGGTCCAGATGCTTCTCTGCTCCATATACTCGTTTTGCGATCATATCCCAGGTATCCCCCTGTATCGTTGTATATGTTTCCGCCATCGTGCCTCCTAAAATGATACCCGCATTTTCTCGCGGTTATATCGCTCCATATATTCGACGAACTGTTCGTATCCTGCCCGCAATCCATCCATAATCTGTTCTTTCTCCCCTGAACCACCCTGCACTTGTATGGTCGGGCTGAAAACCGGCGCAAAAGATGATTGGCTATTGCTTTCGATTGCGCCTTCTGCCGCCACCAGGTCACTGTACATGCTCCCGTAATTGTTTTCTTGATATGCTCCCAGAAGTCTCCCGGCCTCCTGCCATAGCGCATAGGACCGACTGCTCCCATCAATCGGGATCGCCATTTCAGGGGAGTTTTCAGCAAAATAGGAAAGTGTAGGCCTAGTGATCAGACCTCCCTTTGCATGGCTTTCTGGTTGTTTCCCGACTACTTTTGCGCTTGGATTGTTTGCGGATGATTGCCGTGTTGTAACATTTGCGACATTCATATTAAAATCTACGGTTCCGTAAACTTTCATGTTGTCGAACCGATTTTTTAATATTTCTTCCGCTTCATCTGCAAGATTATTGATCGCAAATTCAACGACCTTGTCGTTGTTATCGATATAGATTGCCACTTGCTTCGGTATCTCGGCCCCGCCCTCGCGCGCCTCATCAATCGCCTTTTTGTATTCCGGATTGTCAGCTATCGATATGGCGATCAGTTGCCATATTGCTTCTTGATTTCCAGAAATTGCCCCGATTAGTGAGGCATCCGCCAATCCGTCAATTACTGATTTCGGGACCTCTCTCCCGGCAGCCAGAGCCTCCTGGGCAGCCGTTTGCAGCTGTTCAAAATCTGGCTCCATATTTTCCCACAGCTCGGCCATCCCATCTTTTGTTGCCTTATCAATCTGATCGATTCCAAGAGCTTTAATAACATCATCTGCGTTCCAAGCGATTGTGTCGTTATATCCATCTGCCAGCAATTCAATCGCATTTTGAGTAACCTCATCTATCCCCGCTCTGATATCCGGTGTTGCATTTTTGAGCGCGTCTTGGTAGGCCCCAGTGATTGACTCTGCCGACCATTCGACTCCGCGAGCGGTGATATCCATATCTTGTAATGTATACTGATTCCATATGAGGTTATGCTTGTCATCCCTCGCGTCCTTTGTTATCTCTCCCCGGCTGTACTGCAATTCAGCATCTGCAAGAAGTTTGTCCGTGAACTGGTCTAAGTTACTTCTTTGTTCTGCCAAGGTGTTGTGCACCTCTGTCTGAAGGTTTTTGAACGTGTCTGGCGTCAGCGACTTTCCCCCGGCTTGCCGTCCAAGACGTTCTAGTTTAGCGTTGAATTCTGCTTGCGATACCTGCTGTGTAATTTTTGCCAGCTCCGTTTGCAGGCCGTTAATTACTTTTGCCTCGTTAACGTCTATAATCCCATCTTCCATAGCCGTACTGTACGCTTCTCCCAAGCGTTTTCCCAGTTCCTTCACTTCTTCGTTGATTGAGGTATATGTTCGGTCGAATCCGGCAATCAGCTCATCACCGGCTTCGCTGTCTCCGAATAGTGCTTGTACGCTGACTGTTGCGGTATACTGTTCCTGCTCTACGATGTTTATTGCTCCCTGGACCATTTGATCAATGGCTGAGGCGTAGTCCTGTTTATCAGCCTCGCTCAATTCCAGGCCCATGCCAATTTTCCAATTCAGGCGATTTATATCCTTCTCGGCCTGTTCGAAACTTTTTGATAGGCCTTCGACCTTTCCCAGTTCTTCGATCGCCAGCGCAGCTTTTCCCATGTTTCCATTGTCGCTGATCATCCGCGCC